GTACGCGTGGCGTTTTGGTCCCTAAGAGCATCCTCACCCAATGGTATCAAACTGATACCAGGTCCACTAAATGGCTCTTGACGTCTCAACCCGGACGATCTTACCATCCACCACGGTGAGACCCTGGGATAGGGCCTCACTGAGAAGGCGGGGATTGAATCGACGGGGTCGACTGGTGGAAGTCCCCAAGGAGGGGGTTGTTCTTCGACCAGGGAGGATCACCTCTTCGACCTCATTGAAATGAGGGAGGTGGGAATCATCCTCCGGAGACGGAGTCTCAAGGGTCGGCTCTGGGATGAGACTAGTTAAATCTAATCTTAAATCCGAGAGCTCCCAATCCTCTACTGTAAGAGTTGGAGGAAGGGGCATCTCCTGTGCCAGAAGTGAAGGGTCAGGACTCCAGTACCTAGAAGTAGGTACGAGGAGACCTTTCTCAAAGACCTCTGGAGTGAACTCAAGGGGTACAAAGGGAAAGATCTCCATCTCCTCCGGGTCAAGCATGGAAACATACTTGATCGACTCCGAGGCCTCCCTGAGAGAGGGAAGAGGGAGTCTACAAGAGGGGACTGTATCACCAGGGAGACCGGTGAGAGACATCTCCTGTAGGGGGAGTGGGAGAATAAGGGAGTCATCTTAAGAGGTGTACCATTAACTGGTAAGGGTGAATTAAAGGGGTATAAAGCAATAGCCTTATACCTTCTAATCCGACCCAAAAACTCTTGAAGGGGACTTCCTTCCTGACGCACGAAGAGAAGTGACGTTAGTGGATAGTCTTCGACAAGACCCTCGTAAAGTGCAAGATACTTCTTCAAAAGTGAAGAGGCAAGCTTACGCTGGAAGTTTGAATAGTGAGTCGATACCTGGGGGGGTCGGGGAAACCCGAGACCACCTAAGTATGGGTGAGCGAATATATTCAAACCCTCCCCAAAGGCCACCTGACGCTTAATACTTCTTTGATGATAGAAGAGAAAGCGCTTGTGGGCAAAGAGGGGATCGAGGGCCTGGGGAACCGAGGCTCCATACCAACCTGAAAGAGGAAGGTCCAATAGAGCATCTCGGCCAGTCAACTTAGCCTGACCCGTAAGGAGACCAACATTAATGTAACCAAAAATGGTGGCCTCGGGATACGAGACAGGAGAGTTGGGAAGTGGAGTGTCCTCCACATCTCCCCAGAGGGTCCCCGGGGGAAGGGGAAGGGTTACCTTGGTCCATGACCACTGAAGTGTACAGGGAACAGAGTTCACTGTAAAATACTTAGAGTGGAAAAAGTTTTTCCCGACGGATAGGGAGAAACCCACGGAAGAGGATGACCTCTTCCAGGACTCATACAT